GCACCCAGTCGAGCAAGTCGCGCCATTCACCAGGGGTCAGCGTCGTGCCGGGGGTGTGCGGGCGCATGTACTGCCCGTAGTCGGATGTCATCGCATCGCACAGGTCAACCGAACCGCCGGCGAGGGTCACGCCGGGCGCGTGCTGGCGCAATTGGGCGAGCGGGCTCCAGCGCCCGTGCGACCAGGCATTGGTCTGCCAGCCGTATCCAAACCCCCGGCGGCGGTGATGTTCGACGATCTCATAAGAACCGTACGGACCCGTGCGCGCACGCGGCCATGATGCCCACCCGCTCGCATATCTGTCGGTGACGCCCGGATTCCCGGCGGTGTCGAAGTCCACGGCCCAGTAGCAGACCTGCGGATGCCCCTCTCCCAGCGATGCGATCACACGCGATGCGAACTCGGCGTCCGCGCGCCCGTCCGCCTTGGACCCGAGTGCGCGGTTGGACGCGTCCTCGAACACCAGCACCAGTTGCAGTTTGTGCGCGGCGATCGCCTGCGCCTCGGTGCGGGTGATGCACTTACGCGGATCGCGCGAGACGTACCGCACGACGAACTGCTTTCCCAGTCGTACTAGCTCCGAGAGGTCCGGACGGGAATATGAGTAGTCAACTCCGGGGATCGGCACGCGCGACGCTCCATGTAGATTCGCCAGTGATATTCCCACTCATCCTGCGCGCGGGCAAGTGAATCACTCATACCGGCGATGCTAATAGCCGGTCACGACGTCACCGGCCATCCAGTACGGACGCTCCGCCTCGGCGGCGGACATGCCTCCGGTAAGCGCCGAGTGGTCCATGATGGCGATGGCGATGGCGTGCGCGATCACCCTGTCGTCGTGCCCGGAGATCGCGGCGAACTTGCCCGGCGCGATCTCGCCGAACATCGTCATCTCGGAGATGGCCTCCACATCCCGGATACAGACGGTGCGGTGGTAGATCGCCGATCCGAGCGCGCCGACGGCGGTGTGCTTCGATGCCCGTGACATCACCCAGCCGAGCTGCCCGGCGCCCGATACCCCGCCACGCGCGGTGTCGAACCGCTCGGATTCGTAGATGCGGGGATACCCGGCGTCGGCCAGATGCGCGACGACGGCCTTTCCGTGGTCGTTGGCCTCCGGCGCGATCAGCGCGGTGTTGTAGATCAATCCCGCGTTGGCAAGTTGCCGTGCCAGGACATGCGGAGGGACACGTCCCCAGAAGGCTCCGACCTGACAACGAGCACCAACGTCGTAGATGCAGGCAGCGCTTGGATCGCTTCCCGCGCCGCCTCCCGAACTGTCCGCCGCGAGGATGTAATCGCGTCCCGGCTCAGGAGCTTGCCAAAGCGTCCATCGTCCTGCCTGGTCACGTACCGCTCCTTGCGCGGAGATCTCGTACCGGGTCCCGGTGCGCGCCATGTGCTCGGTCATCCACGACAGCCCGGACGTATCGAGGATACCCACGCCGCTCGACAGAAACGCCTCCTGGGATGTCAGCGGATACTCCTGCGGCCCGAGGTGCATCAACTCATTGCGCTGCTGTTCGACCCACTGGCGTGTCCTGGTTGGACGCGCCGTGGCGGGGATGAAGATGCGGTTGGTGTTCGGCCTTGTCTGCGCCCATTGCCTCCAGAACATGTTCCCGATCCCGCGCGCCGTCGAGGAGATGATCGTCTGCCCGGAGTCCGCCGCGGTCGGCATCAGGTCCGCCATCCGCTCATCGGCGTTCTCCCACCGCGCCGCCTCGTCGAGCACGAGCAGGTCACTCTTGAACGCACGCCCCGCCCCCGCCGGGAGACTCCTGATTATCGAGTTCCCGAGCCGCAGGATGTGCTGGTTCGGCGGACCCTTCTTGGAGGCGTAGTTGCGAACCTCCGCGGGCATGGAGTCATAGAGCGCCTCCAGCCGTGCGAGCAGGTCAACGCTCTCGCGGTCCCCAATGGAGATCAGCATGGACTGCGAGTTCGGGTTGGTCATCGCGAACCAGAGCACATACATCGCGATGACCTCGGACACGCCGAGCTGACGCGCCTTGAGGATCACGAGACCCTTGCCCGTCATACACAGATCGAGGACCTGGCGCTGATGATCCCACAGGTCTATCGGCTTTCCCGAAAGACGGCACCATGCGGACATGCTGTGTGGTGTCGCTAGGGCCAGTTGTATATCGCGTGTAGTTAGCATCGCTTATATACACGGCGCCTTTTATTTTTTGTATAGCGGAAATTGGTAGGTTAAAATGAAACAACAAAAAACGTCGAATGGCTCCGCATCGCCATACATGACGCGATGCGCGCCGCGCCTGCGCCCGCGGTGTGAGGCCAGAGCCCGCGCGCCCCGGCGCGGGCAGACCCCGGGGGGCCATCGCGGCGCAATGCCACCGATCGCCCGCACAACAGAGCAGACACCCCAATTGTTAAGATTTTCTTGGATCCGCTTACGCTGGTTGACACGCCACGTCGGGAGGGGATACGCTTACCGTAGTAATCAGAGCCAAGGAGATCCGACATGACCGCCACCGCCAGCCAGATCCGCTACATCCAGTCGCTCGCGAGCCGAATTAGCCCCAGTTACGCCGGCCAGTACGGATGGGCGACGCCGGCCGGAAGAATCCTCGGCAGGAGCGCATCGCACATCCAGCGCAAGGGACTCACCAGCGCCGAAGCGAGCCGGGTAATCGACATCATGCGAGCCGGGTAATCGACATCATGAAAGACCAGGTGTAGATGATGACCGAGGACGAAGTAAGGGGAATATTTGCGGCCAAGCGGGTACTGGTCGACGCGGTCGAGCGTAATATCGGAGAGTGGGTGGTATGGGCCCATGGCGCGGGTACTCCCGTGTATACGGTCGCCGATTGCCACGCACTCGCCGAGAGCTTGGCGGCCAGCGGTGAATGAGCCGAATGAGCCCCTGAGCGAGGTCGCCCGCGCGGCAGCCGCGTTGGCGACCTCGCAGGCCGAGGCGCGCAAGCTGCGGATCGCTCGTGACGAGTCCATCCGCACGGCGATCGCCGAAGGCCACACGATGCGCGCTGTCGCGGATGCGGCTGGCATCACATCCGCGCTCGTGCACCGGATCGTGCACCGCGAAAGCCGCTAATCCTCACAGCGGGGTGCATCGGCGTCCGATGCGATATCCACGCCGAGCCGCCTGGCCTCTAGCGCGGCCCGCTCCCGCATCCGCTCCAGCTCACGCACCTCATCCGGCCCGAGGTCCGTCGTGATCTGCGTCGCCTCGCCCATGATCAGCCGATGCTTGTCGACGAGCACCGCGGCTGCCAGGGCCAGGTTCTTGCGGTCCGCCGACTTAAGCTCGGCGTCCTGCTCTGCCGCCTGCCGCTCGACGCCGGCAGCCAGGAGGTCGATCAGCGCAAGCTGGGCATCGCGGTCGAAGCGGCGGGGACGCTTGAGCCTGCTGAGGCGCATGTTGCGGCGGGATGACGCTGTGACGACCGCTGACGGTCCGGGAGCGGCGACGGGGCGGGTGAGCGGTGTGGCGTTGGCTGGCATCGGGTGAATCTTTGCCGATGATCTGCGGCGTGTCAAGACCAACTGAGACTGATTCTCATTACCATCATTAGCGTCCTAAGCATGTAACGCGTTACCCGGCTTGTTGAGACTGAGTCTCATTTGAAACTCGATAGGCGTGGCCTATGACGAATCCCACAAGCGACGATCCCCCACGCCCATGAACCATCACCTCCCACCAATCGCCCTCCCCCGCTCATACTCGATCCACTCCTCCCACGTCCCCTGCTGTCGCATGTACCGATCGATATCCGTCATCTGTTCCGGCCCGTCGTGGTTGCCGCCCTGTCCCTTGGGTTCTCCCGTGTGAATCGATCCTCCAGATCGAGATTCACGCGGGGGGGTTATGTCTGTCTGCGAAGCAGACATAACCCCTCTACTTCTTACAGCGTTATTAACGCGTGACACATCCTCTGGCGTAACGCGTGACGTAACGGCGTGACGCTTGCGCTCCCGGTGTCGGTTGGCACGCTCTCTTTGCCCTGCTCGCCGTGAAAGTTTCTCCTCCTTCGTCTCCTGCCACTCGCTGTAATCGTGGACCTGATACACGCCCTCCTCGTCGGTTTCGTCGATCAGTCCGGCTGCCACGAGGTTGGCGACGTGGTGGCGAGCGCGCGCCAACCTGTCACTCCCTCGCCTCTGAGCGATCCGAAAATCGGCCTCCGAGAATCGCCCGTCGGTCTCATTCCGGGCGCACCAGCAGACCACAGAGATCCACCTCACCACGTCCCCATCGGACAGCTCTGCGAGCTTCGGATGCTCAAGGAAACGGTCGTGGAAAAACACGAACGGACCCGGCCGCGAACGCATTACTCACCCTCCGCGAAAAATCCGGAAAAATCATCCGGGCGCGCTCCGGAGAGCCACTGCTCGTACTCCGCTGCGGCCCGCTCGGCCGCGCGCAGGCGGTCCCAGGCGTTGTCCACGGCGCGCGATAACTGCCATTCGAGCTTCATAAGATCGGCGACCTCATGCGCCCTGAGGCCCGGTTTTGGCACCCGTGCGATCAATTCGATGCGCCTGGCGGCCAGCTCTGGCAGCAGTTCGTGCCCGATGATCTGCATGCGGTAGCCCAGTGACGGCACCTCGCGGTCGACTCCCGAGAGGTCGAATCCGGGGAGCCATCTACGCGCGGAATCGACCTCTCCTGGTGTGGTGCTGCTATGATTGTCGTGCATCGTCACCCCCTGACATGTCGGAAAAAGCGGCGCCCGGTCTCTCGCAGATCGCGGCGCCGCTTCTTGTTTCGCATGCATCGTACCCCCGCGCAGTGGACGTGTCACTTGATTGGTGCGCAATTTGCGTAACCACTGATCACGGTCACTCGTCCTGACGTGTTGACAGTGATCACACATCGTGGAATCATCCTAGGTACCGACACGATTCCTAGGGGGAATGACATGACTTACGACACGACACCACTCCCACAGGGCCACCTGGACCAGGTACTTGGCGACCACCACCGCTGGCTAGACGGCGCGCCCCACGGAGTGCGTGCCGACTTGTCGGGCGCCGACCTGTCGGGCGCCAGCCTGCGCGGCAAGGGGGCACAGTCATGACCGACACCACCCGCCCGGCAACAGCGATCTACGTCAAGGCATGGCACTCGCAAGGATGGCACACACGCGGTTTCGCCATCTACGACCAACACGGGCACCCGTATGACTGGCAGGACAATAGCTCGGGAAGCTCACACCCTAAGGGCGAATACGCCGACGTCCCGACTCCATGCGAGGAGTTCACCATAGGAGTCCGCGAGTTCGACTGGATGCGCAAGCGTCACGAGTCGGCAGTAGCAGCCCGCCGCTCCCGGATGGAGGTCTAGCAATGGAACCTATCTACGAAGAGACCATCGGGGACTACGTCATCCGCATTTTCCCGGACTACTACCCGGCATCTCCGGACGAAGAATGGGGCACGTTCGGAAATATGCGCTCTTGGGACGATCTGTGCATCGGCGAGTACACGCGGCGAGCACCTGGCGACTCTCCGACAGACCTGGACTCCGACTGCGCCGATGTCATCTGGATTCACGCCGATAGATACGGGCTATGGGAGTCAAGCCCGGAGGACGCGAACGGGGCGATCTACTGCACGCACGCCGACATCACCCGGGAACTCGTCAAGAATGGTACGCAGCGTTCGAACTTTGTGGCGCGTGAGATCCTTGCGTCTGAGTTGGAGAAATGGCGCATGTACGTAGAGGGCGAGGTCTACGGATTCGAGATCACCACGGGAAGCTTCATCGACTCGTGCTGGGGGTTCTACGGCTTTGATCATTGCCTGTCCGAATCACGGAATGCTCTGCCTACGAAATCTGACGTGACACCGAGCACCAACTCCTAGCCACACAATGCGCGCGGGCCGGCGCCCCTCGCCGCGGATCGTCACCGCGGGCGCGCCATGGGTGACCACCAACGACAACAGGGGAATGACATGACCGACATGACACTTGATCTGCTGCGCGACATCGACGCGCACGCGGCGCTTCTGGGGGGACGACTCGTCGACCGCGTGCGGAGTGCCATCGCCGACGAGTTGGCGCGGCGCCTGGATGAGCGCATCGGATGGCATGAAGTCGCACAAGGCCCTGAGGGTTGGAGGGTACAGACAGAAGAAGTCGAAGGCACGACATGTCCGCTTGGCGACGGACCCACGCTGATCGACGCCTACGATGACGCCTTGGCGACGGTCGCGGGGGCACGGTCATGAGCGGCCATTCCCCCGACTACCTGCGCCGGCGCCGCGACCGGATGCGGTATGAGCGGGCGCGCGCGCAGGTCGCGTGGGCATTTTTGTGGTCGGTCGTGATCATCGCGGCGCTTGTGGAGTGGTCGGACTCCGGAGCGCCGGGTAGGTTCCTGCTCGATCACCTGCTGGGCAGGTAGCAACCCGCATCCGGGTTCCTCGCATCGCGAGGACGTAGGCGGCTTCGAGGTCGCCCCGGATATGCACAACGACCGGAAAAGGGGAAACGATGCCACACGACTACGACACGCACTGGCGCCGTCAGGGACTTAAGGGCTCTCCCGGCAGGAGACACAGATGGCATAAGTGGAACTACTACTCCCATCCCGAGGCGGACGACAACGACAATCCGTGCTGGCGGATCTGCCGCACCTGCGGTGCCGTCGAGGTCCAGGGGTGGAGGGGATGGAAGAACGCCCCGCATCTGCAGTTCGTCACCGTATCGCGAGGAAGGTGACGTCCATGACGGACAGCACAAAGGACAACCCGGCGCAATCGGCAAAGGGACTGGCGATGACGCTCAACCATGCGCGCATCGATCCTATGTCACCACTCATCGGGTCCGAGGTCATCCATCGCCATCCTGCGGTCGACCGCCTGTCATGGAAAGACTGGGCGATTGTCTCCATGCACGGATTCGCCATTGTGCCGAGCATCCCGACATGTGACGGACGCATGATCGTGTGGGACGGCATGCGCTGGATTCCCCTCGGAATGCATGAGCGCCGGCAACGCGAGCAGTTCATACAGGATGCGTTTCAGATCATCGCCGACGAGATGGAGATGGATTCCGAGGCTGATAACGGCAGATGGATATAACACACACAAGGAGACACGAAGTGCACATCATCAGGCAGGGAGACGTGAGTCTCATCCCTGCAGCTCCGCCCAGCGGAGTGCCGAAGAAGTCGACCGACCCCGTGCTTGCCCTCGGCGAGGTGACCGGGACGCGGCATGTTCTCGTCGCGGAGTGCCACGAGATCACCGACGACCTTGACCGGCGCTTTATCGAGGTCCTGACCGACGGCGGCGTGATCGAGCAGACCGGGCCGGGATCGCACCACGCGCCCCTTGAGGTCGCGCCCGGCTGGTACCGGGTCAGCATCGCCCGCGAGCAGGACTTCTACGCGGGTGTCACCCGCCAGACGGTCGACTGACCATGCCGTCGAGAATCGAACGTCTCACACCCGCCCAGAAGGCGCGCATGGCTTCCTGGGCGGACGAGTGGATTGCTCGCGGACTGGATTGCGCGCCCGCAGACGAGTCCAAGGTCGCAGACGGCATCCGGCGTTGCTATGAGGCTGCCGGCATCCCGTGGCACGGCAACGTCATCTGGGTGGACTCCCCGATCGTCATGGCATTCGCGGCACCAATCGCCGCGCACATCATTGACGCGCACGGTGCTGTCCGTGGCGCTGTAGATGACGCGGTAGATAACGCGGTCCGTGGTGCGGTAGATGACGCGGTAGATAACGCGGTCCGTGGTGCGGTAGATAACGCGGTCCGTGGTGCGGTAGATAACGCGGTCCGTGGTGTTGTCCGTGGCGCTGTAGATGGCGCGGTCCATAACGCGGTCCGTGGTGCGGTAGATAACGCTGTCGGTATTGCGGTAGATGACGCGGTGGGTGACGCGGTCGATAACGCTGTAGATGGCGCGGTCAGTGGTGCGGTCCGTCGCGCGGTAGATAACGCTGTCGGTATTGCGGTAGATGACGCGGTGGGTGGTGTTGTCAGTGGCGCGGTAGATGACGCGGTGGGTGACGGGGTCCATAACGCTGTCAGTGGCGCGGTAGATGACGCGGTGGGTGACGGGGTCCATAACGCGGTCAGTGGCGCGTGGTGGAAATACTGGGGCGGCACCTGGTGGGCAGGATGGAATGCGTACCTGACGTTCTTCACCGATGTCTGCGGACTCAATATCGGCGATGAGCTGGCAGAGGCAAACAAGGCACGCATCGACGCGATGGAGGCCGGGTGGTGGTGGCCGCATCGCAAGTTCGTGATCGTCGTCCGGCGTCAGACCGAGGTCCACACCGAGCTTGTGGACCCGTCGCGGTCGCGCGGATGGGGGTCACACCGGCTGCACAACGATTCCGGCCCGTCGATTGCATGGGCAGACGGATGGGCGCTGTGGCACGTCCACGGAACGCAGGTCACCGAGCAGATCGTCATGCGCCCGGAGACGATCACCGCAGAGCAGATCAGCCGTGAGGAAAACGCCGAAGTCCGTCGCATCATGGCGGATCGGATCGGCAACGCGCGGATGATGGAAGTCCTCGGCGCGCAGGCGATCGCATCCGACGACTACGGCGTGCTGTGGGACGCCGACCCGCTGCCCGGCATGGGCGTCACACGCTGCCGCTGGGTGGAGCTGGTCGACGCGAGCCCGGAGCCGATCGGATCGGACCTCCCGGTGCTCGACGATGCGTGGTCGCGCCGCTATGAGGCGATGACCGGATCGGCGCCGATTCCCGGACGCCGCTACCGGAGGTATCTGATCCCCGTGCCGGCGGAGATGCCATCCGCGCACGCGGCGGTCGCCTGGCATCACGGGATGTCCACGCACGAGTACGTGCTCGACGGAATCGAGGCGTCATGACTGACGACACGACACCACTCCCACGAGTCCGCCTGCAACAGGTACTTGGCGACCACCACCGCTGGCTAGACGGCGCGCCCCACGGAGTGCGTGCCGACCTGAGCGGTGCCAACCTGTCGGGCGTCAACTTATCGGGCGCCGATCTCCGCTGGGCCAACCTGTCCGACGCCGACCTGTGGGGAGCCGACCTGTACGGCGCCAACCTCCGCGATGCCGACCTGCGCGGTGCCAACCTGTCCGTTGCCGACCTGTCCGTTGCCGACCTGCGCTACGCAGACCTTCGCTGGGCCGACCTGTCGGGCGCCAACCTGTCCGACGCCGACCTGCGCTACGCCGACCTTCGCTGGGCCAACCTGCCCGAGGCAGACCTGCGCGGTGCACTCCGTGACTAACGACCCGGCCATGAAGCCGTGCCCGGCATGTTATGGATCTGGAGTGCACTCGTGAATGGAGGACATCAGTGAGTGACACCTGCGACTGCCCGCACTGCAACGTCGACCCCGAGGCCGAGGGCGACGTGTGCGAGCGCGAACTTCGGCGACGCCCTCCGCGCCGCGCTCGGGGGTGTGACGCCGTGACGCGCGAAGAGCGCATGGAGGCGTTGCTGCGGGAGGCGCTTCGCGAATTCGATGGATACGACGTGCTACCTGGAACGCAGCGCGTCTTGCGAGACCGCATCCGCGCCCAGCTGGACGAGCCGGAAGGCGAGGCGCGGGAGCTGGACGTCGTCGAGACGCTGACCGACATGCGCGGGGAACATGAGTTGACCGGCGCGGTCGACATCCCGAGGGGCTCGCGCGGAACCGTCATCGACAAGTGGATCTACGTCGAGTTCTCGCGCGACGACGGGGTGCCGTGGGCGTTCGCAAGCTATTCCGACGACGAGGTGCGTTCTATCTACCGGCCGGAGCCGGAATACGTGTGGCGGGTGGTGTCGGTGAGCGGAGAGCCGTGGTCATATGGCGCTGGAGACGAGCGCGACGCACGCGATTACCAGCGGACCTACGGGGGACGCGTCGAACGCGCCGCTGTCGGCGAGTGGGAGGCGGTGGAGTGATGAGTGAGGACCTGCTCCTGGCATTCGACAGCGAATCTCCGGAGTTCGTGCGCGGCTTTGAGGTCGGCCGGATCTGGGAAATGCTTGATTCCGGATCAGTTGTCGCGGGCGAGACGGTGCATGCCACGAATGCGGAAATGCTGCTGCGGATCGGCGAGTCCCTGGGGATCCCTGTGACCGCGCATCCGCTCGACGAGCCTGGCGGACCGTGGATCGTAGTGACATTCGGCGTGGTGGCGGAGTGAGCGTCGATCAGAAGCTGGCGATGATCGCCGAGCAGGTCATCGGAGCGCGCTACCAGTATGAATCGCTGCGCGACACACGGGATGAACTCGTGCGTGCGGAGTTGCGAAAGGGATCAGGAGTCCGCGCGATCTCACGGACCGCGCGGATGACTCCGGCGGCGGTCATGCGCATCAAGCGCGCGATGGAGAGCGAGTTATGATCGGCGCGATTCGTACAGGGCATGCTGGAGTTCCTGTATTTCCTCGTGCTGCTCGTCGACAAGCCGCTCCCATCCGTCGAGTTCCGATCGGGCCGCTGCCAGGTGCTCTCTGATCTCGTCTGCGACGCTTGAGGCAAGCGAACCGTCAAGGGCATCAAGCAGAGACTCTACGGCGTCGAGCGGCGACATATGCGTCGGATCGGTTTTCATCGCATTCCCTCGGTGAGTTCCTGCTTGATCTGCTTCCACATCGTGTCGCGCCAGATTCCCCAGTCGGCGCCGGCAGATGTCAGAAGATCGCCCCAGCGCGCCTGATCGGGCTCAAGGCGTGCTGTTCCCCGCTTGCATTCCCGGTACAGGACACGATGCTTGACCAGGACAAGATCGGGGAATCCACGCCCGTCCGCGCCGACAGGCGTGGAGTAGTAGCGCGATCCGTCCTTGCGCGTGACAAGGACGGACCTGAAGTGCGCGACGTGCCATCCAAGGTCCCGTGCGAGCGACATGACCTGCTGCTCGAACTCGGTTCCCTGGTTTCTACCCATCCGACTCGACACTGGCATCGAACAGTTCGTGGATCTGCGCATCCAGCGATGGAATCTCTGACGGCGCCGCTTCGATCGCGGCGATGACGTCATCGTAGAGTTCCTGTGTGATGGACGTCGATGACGGGTCGCCGGTGATCCTCTCGATGATCTCGCGCACCTCGTCGTTCGAGATACCCGACTCCTTGGCGATGGCGAACATCCTCGCGCGCTGCTTCGGAGTGATGCGCGGATCCTCTTCCGCGTCCAGTGTGCCTGACGACGCGCCGGTAATCGACTCACGGATGGTCGTCGCCGTAGAGATCATCGAATCGTCGGCAAACAGCGTTTTCCAATCGGGGATGCCTGCGGACTTCATGCTGGAGATCAGCAGTGAGAGCTGGTGCTCGTCGAGACCTGACGTGAACTCATCCACTCGCTCGCGCAGTGTCGGGTGATTCGGTGCAGTTACGGGGTCCTGCACGGTGGATTCCACGGTCCCGTCAGGGTTGAAGTAGTGCTGTTCGGTGACCTGTACCGTGGTCGTCTCATCGACGACCTCCACGGTTGCTTCTACGACCTGCGGTCCCGGAGGGCCAGGGATATCCGCCAGTTCCTCGGCTTCGTAGACCGACCCCATGAACACGTCACCGCAATGCCTGCGCGCACCCTGGCGCATGGCCGCGTTGAACAGCATCGATCGCGGGTCTGTCGTCCACGGCCCTGACTTCCCCCACAAGCGTGCACGCTGCGCGTCCTCGCGGGTGTAGTTCTCGCGTCCGATTTCCTCCCACTCGTCTCCGTTGCGCTCAAAGAACACAATCATGCAATGCTCCCCGTCGTGCTCCTTGACACGGTAGGTGTACTTCCCGGACTTCTTGATCATCGCGGCCATGAGTCCCGCCGACAGCGTGACCTGGCCCTGCATGATGTGCAGTCCGCGCATCGCCGCGCCGGGTCCGATTCCAAGCTCATCTCCGGTGACGATCTTGACCACGGCCTTTGCCTGGTCGTTGACGCCGTTGAACAACCCAGACTTGGCGAACACCTCGCCAAGCTCCATGATCCCGATCTGGCTTGAGGCTCCACGAACCGCAAGCTGTGTGTTGGTGCTCATCGCTCCTTCGCTCCTTGTCAGGCGACTTTGAGACTGATCTTGTGCGTGACGAGATCGCCAATTTCCTCGTTCTTCTTTACGCTCCACGATCTGTTTGCCACGCGGGCATCGAAATTGACGGCGTTTCCGAACCCGTCATCGACGGTGACGGTGACGGTGTGACCGAGGCGCAGGTTCTCCAGAATGGTCGTCTCGCGGTCGATGTCGACGTTGCCTGAGAACGCGACCACGAACGCATCGGTACGTGTTCCGTCCAAGTTGAGCGTCATCTGGTCATTCACGATTCACCCTCCACGATTTCGATGTTTCCGATCACCGGCTCATTCGGTTCGGGCAGCACCTCCGACACGTCGATGCCTGCGGCAACCAGTTCGCCGGCCTTGCGGCGTACTTCCGCTGCGGTCGGCGCCTTGTACTGCATGTACCCGAGGCCCATGTCGAGCAACTGCTCAGAGTGTTTCGCGCACCACGCGGCGTTGACACGCTGCGCGGGACGGCGATCCGGAGGAACGCAAACCAGATAGCGGCGCTTGCCGTGATGCTCCCCGGCGTAGATGCGCATGCCGATGCGAAGCCCATGCGAGCGCAGGTGGATGTCAAGGCGCATCTCTTCCTCGCGCAGCCGTCCAAGCTCTGCCTGCAGTTCTGCGATGTCGTCCATGACCGCCGCGAGGTGGCGCGCAAGACCTTCTGCGTCGCGCTGATCGAGCACTTCTCCGGTGGTCGGGTTTACCAGAAGTTGCTCACTCATCGAACTCACCCCCGAGAATGCTGGTGAGTTCTCCTACGGTCACGCCAAGGGCATCCGCCACCTTCCTGCGGGTGGTGACGGTGCCCCAGGTCAGACCCTTCTCCATGCGCCGGATCGTCCCGATCGACACACCAGCCTCATAGGCGACGTCTTCCTGGGTCAATGACCTCGCAAGACGGAGGGTTTTGAAGTCTGTTTTTGTAGACATGACCGCACATTAGCATGGCGGCTAATGTGCGGTCAATGAGTAGAGTTAGGCGGATGGCGCTGCAGGCGCGCCAGGGTCGCTCATCGGGGGGCTGACCGGGGACGGAGGGGTGAACACGACGCCCGAGTCGTTCGGCGTCCCCTCGTCTGCCGGAGTCTCGGTCGCGTCCTCTGCGGGGGATTCCACGTCAGCGGCATCCGGGGTGGCAGTAGGGGCAGCCGGAGTCGGGACATCGGTAGACGACGATACGACGGTCCCGACTGTCGCCGCGCCCGCCGTGGCCGTCACGACGGGAGAAGGAGGGGCATCTGCCGGAGCCGGAGCCGGAGCCGGAGCCGGAGCCGGAGCCGGGACGGTCGCCTGGGCGGGAGCCTGGGCGGGCTTCACGTCGATCGCCTGTACGGACGAGTCGATCTGCTGCACGGCGGAAATCGCCGAGGAAAGGTCGGGAGATGCGCCGGAGAGCGAAGCGACCACTCGGGCCGCAGCATCCGACACATCGGCCTTGAGCTGCGTGAGCGCAGCCATGAGGTCGTCGATCTGAGCCATCAGTTTCTCCTGGTTTTCGAGGATCGCTTCGATCCCGAGGATTATCGTGTCATCGTCCCGGTCGTCCCGGGACCAGTGTATGTCAGGGTGAACGTCGTGCGTCATGCAACGGGGGGAGTCGCCGCGCCCGTCGCGTTGGAATCCGGCAGTCCCGCGGAGGTGGCAGCGGCGATCGGATCAACAGGGAGCTGCTGATCGACCGACACGCTGGGGTTCGGCGTGCCGATGTTGTTGATGTGCACGCCGAGGATGCTCGACCAGTAGGCGATGGCGACGTAGACGATCGGGTTTGTGTAGTCGGCGTGCTTGACGACCATCCACGCCGATTCGGCGGCGAGCGCAGCACCGAGCAAGTAGACGAAGATGACGCGAAGATACGTAGAAAGAATGGTGGGAGTCATGCCTTGCCTTTCGTGAGGGTATTCCAAAGACCCTCTCCGGATGTCAGCGACGAAAGGTCGTCGCCGGTTGCGTCGAGTGTGACGAACTCGATCGTGTGATGTGCGCGGTTCGGTTCCTCGTCAATGGTCCATGTCGACGGGATACCCGTTTTCTCATCCCTCATCAGCAGCTTCCATCCCGCGTGCTGCTTTGCCTCAAGAGCCTCAACATAGAAGCAGTCCATGACAACGGCGTATTCCACCGAGCCGTTATGGCCGGTGCGCTTCATCTTCGATCCGATGATGTCTTTTCGCGGAGGAAAGACGAACGGCGGCGTGCTCACAGGACGATGCTCCTAGCCGATGTGGTGGTAGATGATGTCGGCAACGATCACGATTAGAATACCGAAGATCGCGGCGACGCCCGTCGCCGCGTTGACGAACCGTTGCCACCAGCGGTCGATGTGCTGTTCGTGCATTTCGTGCAACTCGTCGATCGCCTGAGAGACCGCTTCCTTGGTGATGCCGGCGTGTTCGAGTTCGGTGACTCTGCCGTTGGTTATGCGGGTCTGCTTCTCGACGGCACCGAGGCGGTTGTTGACCGTGCGGAACTCATCCTTGATGAGTCGTTCCAGCGACTCGAAACGGCTAATGACCATTTGGTCGAACTCGGAACTCACGATACGTTCACCACCTTATAGATCCACACTGATGCCATCATCATGTACGACGTGATACCTAGGCATTTCGGGCAGTAGTACCAGGAGCCTCGTGACATGATTCTGCCTTGCGATCCGCAGATTCCGCACGAACACCAGATGATCCCGTCGTGGACCCTGATCGGCCACCATCGCCAGCACGCCTCACGGGATCCTCGCATCGGGTCACGCCACCCGATGCGAGGATGAGTGCCGCTGTCATCTTCACGGTCGTCTGACGGCATAGGGATGCGCCCATCCGCCAGACACCGGGACGACCTGCACGTTCGTCCCGGTGTATGGGGCCTCGACGATCTTTCCGCCGCCGATATACATGCCGACATGGCCCGGTTCGGGGTAGATCAGGTCACCAGGGCGCCAGGAACTCATGCCACCATCCACATGCGGGAGAGCGGCAATCTGCTGATAGGTGGTGCGCGGGATGTTGACGCCCGCCTGTTTCCAGGCGTACTGCACAAGACCGGAGCAATCCAGACCTTTTCCCGGCGACGTGCCTCCCCAGACGTACGGAACACCAACTTGCGAGAGGGCGTCGTGAACGGCCATATTCTGCTGCTGTGATCCTCCAGGAGCACCGACGAGCGTCGTTGCAACAGAAGCGGCGGCGTTATGCGGTCCTCCGCTGAGCGGACCAAGCATGGACATGATGTGCGAGAGAAACCCCGCTGCTTCCGAGTTAGGGGAGAGTCCTACCGCTCCGAGTACCGCTCCGAAGTCCAAAGGCGCGATTGACGCGGACGACGATATCGCGGGTGTCATCCCCGTCACCGATGCCTGTAGCGATGCCGGCGCAGAGTGTGATCCCGTGTAGTACGGCAGGAGCTTCTGCGCATAGCCCATTCCGGCACCGATGTTCCCCGGTCCGGCGTTGTAGGCGGCAAGGGCCTTTAGCCAGTTGTTCCCAAACGAGTGGTATTCGTTTGCCATCATCCGCGCCATACCGGGGATTGCCGACGCGGGATCGAGCGGGTTAACCCCGTAGCTCCTGGCGGTACCGGGCATGAACTGTGCGATGCCGAGCGCGCCTGCGGGAGAACGCGCGTTCGGATTCCAGCCCGACTCCATGTTGATCTGCGCCTCAAGCCCTGACATCGGCACGCCGTACCTGGCCGATGCCTGCTTGACGAGATTCAGATATTGCGCCGGTATCGCCATCATCCACCACCGAGGGTGTTTGCTGCCTGCTGCTGGGATGCCTGCGTGTTCTGCTGTGCGGCATTATATGCGGCAAGCAAGTGCTGAATCACCGCAAGCTCATTCTGCGGATCGACGGTCTTGACGGGCAGGCCGCCGAACTGCGCGAGCGTGGTGAGATATGGGATGGCACCCACGGCAGGAGGTGCCTTCGATGAGGGCGCAAACAACTGCTGCTGCGATGCCTGAGGATGCCCAAGCGCGTTCTCTATCAGGGCGAGATCGGATGTCGTCGCGTACGGATGCTGTGATCCGGAAAGCAGCGCGCGCAACGTGGACTCACCGGGGAGCTGCTCTGCGATCTGCTGGAATATGCTAGGAACAGGCGCCTGCGTGTAGGTCGGGAGACCGGTCACCGGGTCGATCTTCATTGTCGCCCCATGCGACGAGGTGAACGTCCCGTCGAACCCGGACGGGGAGTAGAACGGCTGTCCGGTCATCGGGTCGGTCCCGGTGACCTGCGAGGCGATGAGCTGGACGATCGGTGACGCCGAGCTTGAGTATAGGGCTTGTGCGACTCCCTGCGGACCACCCTCCATCAGTCCGGAAATGATGTTCCCGACGTCAGTGAACGGGTTGTATGCGCCCGTTCCCATCCCGAGCGGTGTGCCGAGCAGCGGCTCGTATCCGCGAGAGTAGATGGGAAGCTTCCCCTGGATGCCCTGCGGGTCCATGACCGCTTGCGCGGCGATCCCCGACACGGCGAGCATCTGTGCGCGCAACGGGTGTTCCAGCGGAAGGTTGAAGGCAAGCCTCGTTGCTACTCGCAGCCACGAGTAGAACGGGAAGATGCGCCGCATGACATCCTGCTCGAACGGCGAGAAGTGGATGTAGTCGCCGAGCATTGCGGTAAAGCGACGCGATGTCTCTGCCGTCAGCGCGGGGTTGTCGGCGATTGCCTGGATGATCTGGTCCGGCGTCATCTGGCGGACGGAGAATCCCTGATCGCGCGCAACCTGCTTTGCCTGCGAGTACCAGCCTCCGGCACGGATGCGTTCCTGAATCCAATCGTTGAAATGGAAAAACGATGCCGGGATGCGCTCCGCCTGATATTTGGTACGCCGGACGATGCCGGGAGAGACGTAGTGCCCCTTGCGCATGACCGGATCGCGGTACATCGATGGCGGCTCTGTCCCGGAGAAACCCATTCCCACTCCGGGATCGACGCGCTCCATCGCCTGACGTACAAGTCCGTCTGCGGCGCCGACGTCAAGGATCGCGCGCATATCGTTGGCGGCGAGCATTGCGTACTGGGTAAGGTGCGAGAGCGTGACGTGCACCAGGAATGCGGGACGCAGCCCGAGGATCAGACCTTTCCAGGTATTCAGGATTCCGTCGTAGATGCCAAGTGCCCCGTGCGATGCTCCGCGTGCCCCATTCAGCAGCGCGTCGTAACCGGACTTGCTCATCAGCACGTAGTCGGATGCCTTGGTTCCCGCCGGGTAGACGCCGCGCTCAAGTCCGGCTGCGATCTCCGGTGACACCTCGAAATTGCGCATCGCCTGATCGAACTGCGCAGAAGCGTCGGCAAGGTCGGATGCGCGCTGGAAACCTTTTCGCAACGTTCCGACGTAGACGAGCACCGTCGTGTTCGGGTCGTAGCGGTGCAGCAGTTGTGCGGCACGCGATCCCGAGATAACCGCGCCGTTCTCATCGTGAAATAGGAACCCGTTGACGATCCCGCCGATTTTGTGCGGATCGGTCCCGAAGAGCGTCCTGTTCATCTCGATCTTCGGCAGCAGGTCCCGATGGTATGCGACAAGCAGCGACGGATCGAGTGTCTGATCGGCTGTCATCATCCCGTGGAATGACTTCATCTTCACCGGGGCGAACATGTTCCCGTGCTGGATCGGGGGACGCTCTCCGGCGCCGCGCGTCCGTGCTCGTACGGGGCCGGTGTACTGAGGATCGTATGCGGGCTTCCAGTCTGCAGGAGGCTTTGTGAATGCTCCCGTTGCGGGGTCGTACTTGGATACTCCCGCGATCTGCGCCGCCTCGTTGTATGCGCGCTGTCGCATCTGATCGACGGTCATCCCGGCACCCGCTGCCAGGTATTCGCGTGAGTTGGCGTTGAGGTTCCGGATTTCAGCGACGACGCGCTGGACCCGAGCGGGGGCAGTTTCGAGATTGCGCATGTCATTCGGCACACGCTCTGCGAGATGAAGGTTGTAGGCAACGTCCTTCGTGGATCGTCCTGCAGCCTCGTACTCTGCGAGCTTGCGACGGAAGAACGCCTCGGCCTGATCAATCGTGACGCCCTTTGCGAACAGCGTGGACGCGAACCGCTCAATCTCATTCATCCGCAACTCGCGCACGAGCGGCATCGAACCGAGGCCCTTGATGGCCCTGGTAAGTGCCGCCGCGCCCATGTGATCGGCGATCTTGAGCCCGCGCGCCTTTGCGGTCGTGCGCCCCATGCGTGCGACCTTTGCCTGATACCGAGCCGCTTTGGCGGCGTCTCCGACGATCGGCGAATCCGGGAACCTGTCGGCGATGCCCTGCTTGATCCAGTCGGTGCCCTTCTGGATTGCGCGCTCAAGCGGCTTTGCGGAGTACGGCCTACGCGGTACTTCGACCGACTGCGGAGGTGCCCCCTCGCCGGGTGAAACCTCTCCTTTTATCGGCGCGCGATAGCGCGGCGATTCTGGTCCGATGCTCTGGTCGGTGAAACGGCGTAGCCATGCAGGCTGATCGCGCACGGCCTGCATGAACGCTTCCTGCTTGAGCGCGGCAATGGACATGGGGTCCGCGCCCGCCATGGCAAGTGCTGCGTCTCCTGCTGCCTTAGCGACGTCTGCTCCAAGTGGCGCCGCCTGGGACGCGGCACGTTCCGCAGCCGCCTGTCCCGCAGCCTGCGCGGCTTCGACCGCCGAGAGGTCCATTGATCCGCGTGCGGCGAGCGTGCCGATCTTGGCGATGGCTCCCTCCCCGCCGGTGACAAGCGACGCAACGTCGAGTCCGGTGTAGAGAGGATTCTTGTAGAGCGCGTGACCGAATTGCTCAAGCGCCGATCCGGGATGCCCTGCGGCGATCGAACCGAGGATCGGCCCGTATTTGTTGACGTAGTAGTCGAAGGTCCCCTTGACGAACTGCTTGTCTGCCGAAAGCGTCGCGGGGAGGATGTGCGATGCGTAGTTCGATCCGGGGAGACCTGTGAGTCCGTACAACTCCGGGATTCCGGAGATCGCCGCGAAGTTGTTTCCGATCAGTCCACCGAGTGCAGGCATCCCTTGCGTGATGAAGTTGAGCGCATCATTGCCCGCGTTGTGGACGAATCCTTCGATGCCGCCCAGCAGCCCTCCGCCGCCGTGATGTGCTGGCGCAGAAGGACTGGTACCGTTCGCCCACAAGCCGGAAAGTGTCTCTCCGCCTCCCGCTGCTGCGCCACCCGCGCCCGATCCTGCGTAAAGGTCTGAGAGCGTCGTCAACTACTACCTCACGTAAAGTACTGTCTAGCGAGCGCTGCGTACGGTCCTTTCGGTCCGAATAGCGCATTGATCTGTGACTGAGGGATGCCGGCTTGCACCAGTAGGATCTCGGCGGCTCTCCCTCCGGCGATGTCGGCCATCTTTGTGAAGTTCGATGCGATGGCAGCGGGGGAGATCGAACCAAGCGTTTTCAGTTTCTCCCGAAGCTTCTGCTGCTGCACGACAAGCGAAGCTTTCCCTGCGAAGTCCGCGGGGGCCGTAGCGTTGATTTGATTTTGCAATGCGTTGATCTGAGCAGTCAGCGACGCACGCTGGCTCTCGTCTTTGGCGACAACGGTCTTGTATGCGTTTGCGATCTTGACTGCGGCGTTGTAGCGGGACTGATATCCGCCAAATCTACGCAGGGACGGTATCGTTGCCTGAAGATTCATGATCTGCTCGTTGCTGAACCCGAATGATGAAACTATCGCGAGCTTTTGCGCATCGCTCAAGTTGTAGGAACTGAGGTGCTGATACATGGCGACAGGGTCGCGGGACGGAGGGATGGCGTTCTTTGACCCAGATGCGGCTTGACCATTCCAGAGATTCGCCGCAGCGGTACGTGCTGCGGCTAGTTCTTTGGCGTTCGCAGCGCTTGTCGCCTTTGCGTTGGCGGCGGATATCTTTAATGAGGAAGTCGATGCGCTGATCTGTGCTTTTGTCAGTCCGGTCTGATCAGACATCTGCTGACGCTGGATCGCTCCACCGGCGGATATCTGCGCTGCCAGGATGCGCGACGCGGCTGCGAGCTGATGGCCCGTCATGGTGGCGTTGTTCTTCGCCAGGGCGTCGAGGATTGCCGACTGCGCCTTGGCTTCTGCTCCGTAGAGCCTTCCCTGTGCGTCCGTCGCCGTCGCGGCGATGTATCCGGGGATGTTGCCCGCCTGATTCTCCGACTGCGCGGCCGACGCAACGGACTTGAGAAGTTCCTGCTGGCTCATCACTCCCGGCAAAGCCCGGATGTTCGCGGGGAGGTCGCCTGCGGCGGTGAGTCCCGAATCGTTCGTCGTTCCGACGGTGCCCGTCAGGTGCGCGAGGTTTGTCAGATTCGCCGCAGACTGATTCGACCAGTTCGACGCCGCATTCTCTGCGGCGTTCGCGGCGTTCTGCATCTGTGTGTTCTGCCACTGCGTTTGATTCTGAAGCGAGGACAGCGCGGCGTTAGCTTCTGCCTGCGGGCTCGTACTGCTGATACCGAGGATCTGAGAGACGAGATCACCGCCGTACAGGTTCGACCCGGCGGACGACCCGGCGGACGAACCTCCGGACGACGAACCTCCGGACGACGAACCTCCGGACGACGAACCTCCTGACGAGGATTTCGTCGTCTTGGCTGTGACCTTCGCCTTCTTGGTCGCAGTCGTTTTGGGAAATGCCGACATGCGCTGAGCGCTCGGGAGCTTCGCGTAACTCGCGGCTGCCTCTTTCACCGACGATCCGGGGTGCGCCGAGCGCCACTGAGAGAACGTGAACTTCTTCGGCCCGGTGTTGACCGTCGCTCTAGTGGGCGTCGAGATCGTGTGCGGCTCTGCTGTCGGCGTTTTCGCCATCAGTCTGCGATGACCTTCTTACCGCGCATCAGCGGAGCGACCTTCGACTTCCTGTTGCGCATGTTGGCGACCATCGCCTCGCGAATGAAGCTCTTGCGGTTCTCGGCAGCCGTCTCTCCGGGGTGCGCCTTGTTCCACTGGTCTTGCGTCCATGTCCGATTCGCGCCACCGGGGCGGCGCCTCATCGCCATGACGAGCGACGACTTCTTTGCTTTCGCGCCGATCGTACGTTCGACTGCGGTTCCTGATGGACGCATCTTCTCGGAAAGCCGATTCTTTACGGTTGCCATCTACGCCTTCTTTCGCTTCATGTGCTTTGAAAGCTTGGATTTACGGTGATGATATGGCAAGCCCTTCTCTGAACGGCCCGCCTTCTTGTCCTCGTTCGCCCATCGCTGTGCGATGTCGGGATGCGTTGCCCACATGAAGCGACGCTGCGCCTCGGATGTGAACGGCATCAGGCATTACCCTTCCACTGAGGGTTGCCGAATGTCGCGTTGTAGACGGCCTGGAGCGCGGTCGTCGGCTTGCCGCCATGATTTTTCACGAACTGTCCCCACGTCATCTTCGGCGAGTACGACGGGGGTGCCGTCTGCATTGCGTTGTTCTGCTGCTGTGTCGTCCAGTTGCCGATCGCGGTGCCGACATCCTGTCCTGCCTTCTGTAACGCCTGCTGCGCTCCGAACATGCTCTTTTCCTGGTTTTGCTGGCCCTGCAGCTCCAGTCCCGCCTTCTTGATGTCGAGTGCCTGGTGACCCTGGTTGTAGGCGTTCTGCGCAGCCGATGAGTTGAATGTCCCATGCGATGCGTACGAATGCGCGGTGTTGGATGCAAGCTGACGATAGAGCTGCCCGTCAGGGCCGACCGTGAAGGTGTAGGAGGTAAGCGCAGCCGGGGTCTGCATCACAGGGTTCCCATGCGCGTCGATTCCGGTCTGCATCGCCTGAGGGGTTGTGGACACCGGCGTCTGCGTGATGGGCGTGTCCGAGTATCCCGACAGCGCTGCCATCGTGTTTGCGGCAGACATTGCCATCATGGGGTTGTACTGCCCAGGAACCCCCATATAGTTTCCGACCGCCGCAGACACGCGCGGGTCCACGTATGGGTTCTGTCCTGACACAGGCTGCGCGTATGCGTTCGGGTTGTGCCCCATGACGTACGCACCGTATGCGCTGATCAAGTGCTGAGGGTCAGCGCCGGGGTGAAGGTGGGCGAACTGCGCGAAGTTGAGAAGCGGTGCCACCTATCCCCCTTGCACTCTGACCGGAAGTATAGTCAGGAATCTGTTTGAAAACGATACCGGACCATTGTTACCGTAAAGCTGATAGCGAAGGCGCATTACATCGTTTGCTGATATCGCGGTAATGCGCGTGGACTGTGTGTCTGTGAGGTTGGTGTTCCCGCCAGAACTGTCGGTGAGCACCGTCATCGTGAGCCCGGACTGGGCGTTTTTGGTGATATTCCAGATTCCCGATATCGCTGTGTTGTTTATGTTGGTGTACGTGTTCGGCTGGCATCCGAACGTGAAGTCGTAGTCTCCCGAGAACGGCGCGGTGATCGACGGACCAACGGTAGCGAGATCTGACCATGCGTTCGTCCCTGACAGGGTCTCGTTGGTGAGCACTTCGGAACGCAACGCAGGTCCGCCGATAAACTCCCACTGGTACGGGACCGGCGCTGACTGCCGATACCTGAATCTCCAGATGATGCCGTTGGCCGAATCGACGATCGCGTCGACGACCTGTCCGTCCTGGCCGCTGGCGGGAAGCCGCATCCCCGGCTGTATGACCGTAGGCGGGGTGACTCCGTACTGCTGCGACAGGACGCCGGCCATCTCCGGTCCTGCGATGTAGTCGGCAAGAACTCCGTAGAGTCCGGACGATGCGCCAGATGTACCGAAGCCCTCGGCGATATGATCGGATAATGGGGGTGTCGGCGTGCCGGTCATGCGCCCGGCGTGAACTCTCTGCGGAACATCTCAAACGACGAGACGTGGAATGACGTGCATCCGGTGGCCGTGATGCGCGCATAGAACGCTCTGCCGGACTTCCCTATCGATCCGGTCACGGTCTGCGTCACGTCGGAGTTCGGGAGGATTCTCACGGTGTCGAGTCCGGTTGTGGCCGAGAGCGTTGCATCCGTTCCGTACGTGAACCCCGAGATGACAGTCGGGTCCATTGCCGACTGCACAGACCCCGATCCCGCCGTCATGTCGTACGTGATGCGTTCTTCGGTGATTCTCTTGATCGACGAGATATCTCCTGCGGCACTAGGGGGGATGTCGCCGATGAACACCGCATTCGGGTCCGCATCTCCTGTGTCCAGGTAGACCGGGCACATACGGGTGATCGACGTATTATGGGTGGACGGAGCGACATACGCCTGATCTTCTGTCGGCTCCGTGCACGCGGCGAGCGGCTGCGATGTCGTGTGATTCCCGCACCAGCGCTGCTTCATGGAGTCATATACCCACGTCTGCGTGCCCGTGGACAGCACGTAGTGTCCGCGCGTGAAATAGCCGATCAGCGTCGGTGATGTGCCGCCGTTATTCCACATCAGCGAGCGCCACTCCGCGTTTCGCGCGTTGGCGGTGATGTCCGCGATGCGACCGCCGACGAACCGGAAGATGCCCTGCCTCCCGGCCCAGAACACCGATCCGTGCGATGAGACGACCGAACGGGCGTCAAGACAATCGGCGCCTGCGGCGACCAGTCGGACATTCTCTGACGGCGGGTCGCCGGTCAGGATGTAGCACCCGTCCGTAGCGAGGATCAAAAGCCCTGACGGGGAATCCGCAACAGCGACGATGTACCCTTCTGTGTTGTCGTCCGGGACATCGACCCAGTCCAACTGGTTCGCATCTCCCGGCTGCTGAGACCATGAGTAGTTGCCGTTGGTCGGGTCGCCGAGCGTCCACTGGACGAGTCCATTGCCCGCCACCTGCGTAGACGAGACAAGCGGCGTGTAGTAGACGCGGCGGCGCTGCCATGCCACGCCTGTGATCCATAGTCGGTTGTTGTGGACGCACCCGTGCTTACCGACCGCCGGGCGGCAGATGGTGTATGGCAGCGTCGTGCCCGTACCTCCGGGCGTGACGGTTAGTGTCGTGTCGTTGGTGACCGCAGTCACCCGGACGAACATGTTTGCGCCGTTCGTCCCCTTCCATGACACGACATCACCGATTGCGACTGCTCCGAATCCTGCCCCGGATTGCGTCCAGTTCGTGCCCTGACCGGAGAGCGTGGTGGATGATACCGTCGCCGTGCCGGTGTCATTGACCTGCGTCGTAAGTGCGATGTTACCGAATACCCGCGTCGTTCCGAGCGTCGCGCCGGAGAGCGCTGCGGGCAGCGGTGTGGCGATAGATGCCGACGTCGCAGATGACGCAGAACGCACAAGAGCCGTGTTCGGCGGAAGCCCTGGAATGTCGATGTAGGCATTGATGTTCGACGTGAAACTAGTACCCGACCCAGACAGCGCCGTAGTACCAACGGCTCCAGTGATCGTTCCGGAACTCGACACCGATCCCGGGAATGCGGCAGTCGTCGTGCGGATGATTGGCGACACTCCGTCCTGGGCGAACCAAAGCACCTCGTTCTGGAAAACGCAGAACGGAATACGGGTTACGGATGGAGTCGTCACCGAGGATGATGGGGAGGCATAGCCAAGACCATGACTGCCAAGCAGCCCTCGTCCGAGAATGCCCTGCGGTGACGATGTCAGCGAGATCGTGGTGGCGACCGCGCCACCTTGTGAGTTGTAAATCTCACCCAGCGTCGACGATATGTGATAGACGTGCCCGACCGATGGTGCGACGTTGAGCGTGACGTACACGCCCTTTATCTGCGTCGTGAACGGGTTGGCGACATCGGTCGACGCAGGTGCCCCGCGCGTGGTGGCGATGCCGTTCGGGAAGATGACGTCCTGAAGGTTCGCGCTCTGCTGCTTCTGTAGTTCCTCGGGGCGGAGGTCGGTGACCATCCCTCCGGTGAACGGAAAAGCGACGACCTCCTGCGGAGTGACGGTCGCACGTGGCGAGCGGAGACGCAGTTGCGGAGGCGACGTCGGCACTATCGCGTGTACCCCTTGAGCGGGATCGCGGTGCTCGACGGTCCTTCCTGCATCATATTCCACGCCCGAAAGCGCTGCAGAAGATCCTCAGCGACGTTGACGCCGAGCTGCTGTGGCCACAGCTCTTCCTCGGAGATGGCGATGCGCTGGATCGTCAGCTCCGCCAACATGTCGTGCCAGGCTGATGCAATCAGGCTTGGAGTGTCGGAGTTCGCCGACATCGTCGCAGGGGCAAAGTTGAGCAATGCCGAGAGCGCGGTGTCGACGCTTGGCGACGGCCAGACCTGAAGCACCAGCGGAGATGTGAGCGAGTAGTAGAGCGGGGAGACGATCGTCAGCGGGCTTGTCCCCGCAGAAGTCGATGCGACGTATGACGCCATCTGCTCAAGGGTGATCGGCTCCATGATGTCGATGCCGTTACGGAGGCTCAAGATGCCGGTCGTTCCCGCGGGAAGCGCAACGCTCGATCCGCCCGCAGTGACGGTCAGCGTGGCAAACGCGGTGTTCAGGTTTTCCTCCGCGCACAACTGGAGGTAGACCTGGTTGAGGATGTTCTTTACCTGCGTGACGCGATTTGTATCCGCTGAGGTGATGGAGAGCCGGTCCAAGACGTAACTCTGAAGATCACTGAATGTCATGTCGTCCTCGTGCTCGATCCATCAAAAGTGCGAGTGGCCCCGGAGGATTGGGACTCCGGGGCCTCGCGTTGTATGTCCGCTAGGACACGGGAATTACTTCCCGCGCTTGACGCGACGGTGACCCTTGCGTGCCATATTGCTCACCTCCCTTCAAGCATCGGGGGCAGAAACTTCTGGCCTACGCTCCGTAGTACGCGACACCGGAAAGAGTGATTGCCGAAAGGTTCGTCGTCGCGGGAACCTCGTTCGCGCCACCGCTCGACGGGGTGATGAGAAGCGAGAATGTGCCGCCGGGATCGGCAAGGCCGGTTCCGGTATGCGTGGAGACAAAGTTGATCTGGTCTCCTGCCGTCACGACAAGGTGCGCAGCGGCTCCGAGAGTCATCGCCTTCGGAGTTCCCGCCGCGAGGTTGAATGCCGCGCCGGAGCCGGTGCCGGTGAACGTCGCCACGTCGGTAAACGACTGCGTGATGTTCTGCACGGTCCAGTTGCGCCCGTTCGGCGTCGCGCCGGTGTACGTAGCGTTGGCGGCGATGTACGCGGCGCTGACGGTCCCCGAGAAGGGAGCAGTCAGCGTGTAGTACGTACCGTCGTTGCCTGCCGTGGCGATGGCGGGAAATGTGCCCGTCACCGGCTCCGGAGAGTTGGCACCCGTAAACGCCTGGATCTTCGGAGTAGCCACAGAGCTATTCCAGGAGAAAATATAGCCGCTCTGGATGTGTCCTGTGATCTTGATCTGGCGCAGTTTCCAGTTTCCGGGAATTCCGGGAGGTGGCGTCCATGTGTCGCCACCTGTGGCATATGACGAACTCATATTGACGGTGAACGGCACGAGGTAGGTGTTGATGTCACCCATCCCCATGACGTCTCCGATGCCACCACCCGGAGAGTTGATCGTTGCCGCAGCAAGCGTGCTCATGCCGTCACCTCATCGTTGATGTCGATGCGATCCGGAAGCTCAACGTCATCCGACATCATGGGAAACTCGGCACCCTGTTCGTCGTCCGGATCGTCTTTCTGGGCCTGCGCATCAGCGGTGCGCTGTGCGAGCGTGACCATGACGGTAGGACGCTTGCGGTGTGAGGCTTCCCATGCGAGCGCTTCGGTCTCGGAGAATCCTCCCATGACGATCCTCTCCTGGAGTTCGTCATCGGGCATCGTGTCCCAGTCGGCAAGCGGCGGCTTCTGATGCTTCGTGCCGGCGGTGACAGACCCTCGCTGAGTCTGTACCTGACTGACGCCTTTGTACCGCACCAGCGGGTCCCCGAGGAATCCGACCGCATGCGACTTGAACTCGGGGTGTTCCTGCAACGCCGGAACCCACTCGTCGGGGCACAGAGCCTTGTGATCGTCAAAGGTCAGCATCCAGCCACGGTCGCGTGCCTGCTGGACGCTTCCGACCCAAACGATCTCCGGCGGGCGCAATTCCAGCTTGTGCTTTGCAAAGACGGACACGACCATGCGATGCCCTGCCGGGATGTGACCGAGAGCGGTCTCCTGCTCCTGGCTGACCTTTGGCGGGCGTCCCCGCTTGCGCGGAGTGGTCTGAGTATTCGTCATCAGAAGGTGACCCCGCTGATGACGCCCATTGTGATCTCGTTGGCAACCTGGAAACTCGACTCGGTGAGGTACTGATCCTTGTAGAGGTCGGCGTCCGGGGCCTGGATGTTCGTCTCAAGCGTGGTCGGCCGGAGCGGGCGCATCCAGATGTTGTCCATGTCGATGATGTAGCCGTAGCCCTTGAACCCGGCCATCAGCAGCGGGTGGTAGACCACGAACAGCTTTCCGTACCCGTGGACGTATTCCTTGATGTCGATGCCGTAGGTCTGGCTCGCCGCGTTGGAAGCCTCGGTGACCTGGAGCTTCGACAGTCCCCACGAGTTGATCGTGTTGATGATCTCCGCTGAGGCGAACAGCACCTTGGCGCGGGCACCGGGGTTGGACGAATACCGGAACACCTGCGGCATGAAGTCGAGGAAGGTCGCCTCGGTCAGCGCACCCGACACGCTCAGCTTGTTCGTGGCGATGTAGTTGTCCATACCGCCTGCGAGGTAGACCGGGTTGTTGACGTTGGTGATCGACGCCTTGATGCCGTGGAGAAGGATCGTCTCCCAGTCGATCGAGTGCTCCTGGGCCTTCATCACCCGCTGGCGCTGGCGCTCATTGCCGCCGTAGAGCTGGACTGCGTCGAGAGTCTTGGTGACCTGAACGGCCGTCTTGCGGATCTGGCAGAAGTTCGACTTGGTCGAGGTGACCGTCTGCAGTGCGGTCGGCGACGTGGTCCCGTGACCGGACGCCTGACGCATGTTGATGAAGTTGTCGGTCGAACCGATGTTCTGCGCGGAGGTTCCGGCATATCCACGGGTGACCGTCAGCGTGTCGCCCGACACCGCAGAGACGTACAGCAGCTCTGACGTCGCGGCGTCAAGGATGACGTCACCGACGTTGACCCACGCGCCCTGGCCCGTCGTCAAGACGACCGACGTCGCGGAGTTGTTGTAGCTGGTCGACGGGGTGAGGTTCGACGGAATGCTCGAATCCTCAAGCCACTGGACCAGGATCTCCGTCGCGGGCTTGGATCTGGCGCGCTGCGCCAGCAGGGCTACGATCGGAGTCTGGCCCCGGTCGACCCAGAAGACGTCCGGAAACATGTCGATCTTGAGCTGTGAGCTGTTGATCGCAAGATTTCCGGTGGTGTCGAGTCCTGCGTTTGTCGTGCTCGCAGGAGACGGAACGGGAATGGTGATAGCCATTGCAAAGTCCTTGGTCGAAGGTATGACGACGTATCGCCGATCTTCGCCTTGTCCTTGCCGGTGCTATCTCTCGCGGACCCTTGTGGGGTTGCCCGCATGCCCCGGTCCCGTGAGGGGGCGTGGTCGTGCGCTTCTTTTACTGCCCTGCGTATGCGGCTTATCCGGACGACCGGGGCCTGACGCAGTTATACACCAGTCCCCCGACGTCACGCAAGATCCGCTACAGACCGCCACCGAATATGAAGTCGCCCTTCTGCGGAGCGGCCCCGAAGATTGCGTCCTTCTCGACCTGCTCAGATGTCCTGCGCCCCTTCGTCACGCCCCGTGACCCGGAGCCGATCGTGAATGCGTCGGCCTGCTCGCGCTGCTGCCTGACGGTCTGCGTGGTCATCTGCTGCGCGGCTGCGGCGTGTGCCATCTTCATCGCCTCGCCCAGTCCGATACGCTCAGCGATTGCATCCCACACGTCGGGCTGAGACTCGACCAATGCCACGGCGGCGTCATTGATCGCCTCGTATTGATCTCCGTACGCCTCCATGAGTTCAGCGTGTGCCTCATCGGACTCCTGCGCCTCGGCGCGGCTCTGGATTGGGCCAAGCCGTTCGTCCAGCATTGCCGCAAGCGCCTGCTTCTGCTGCTCAAGCGAAGCCGCCGCAAGCTGCGCCTGCAGTTGAAACTCTGCCTGCTTCATGGCGACCATATCGATCTCACCCGTTACCGGGTCGGCGAACTGGTTGACCCACTGCCCGACCTCGGTACGCATGTCAACCTGCGAGATATTTGGTGACTCGCCGCGCGTAGCCTGCTGGTTGAGTTCCTGCACGTAATCGGTAAGCGCGTCGACCTGGCTCTTGTATTCGGCCAGCTCCTGTGACTGCTTGGTCATCTGCGCCTCTGCGGCCGCATAGCTCTTGAGAGCCTGTGCCGGCGTCTGCCAGCCCTTCTTGCGGGCAAGTTCCTCGGCTTCCTCATCTCCCCAGATGGACTCTGGCTTAGGTGCGTTTTCTCCCCGTGCCGCTGCAGCGCGTGCGGCGATCTCTTCCTGCGACGGACCGCCCTCCATGCCAAGTTCGTCAGACATCTTCGCCTTCCTCGTTTGTGAGCACCCAACCGGCTTCTTCAAGCCTGCTTGCAAACCATCCGATCACCTCGTCACGTCCTTCCTGGCGGATGATCTCTTCGATCCTCTCTTCGTCGTTCGTATCTGATCGCATGACCTTGTCGATCACGCCAAACTTGATATACGCAAACTCAGATTCAAGCAGCTTCCATCCTGGGGTCTGAAGGATGCTCCGCATATGCGACAACTGCTCTGTCGTGTAGTCGGTCATCACACCGCGCGTCCAAGCCAGGTAAGCGACCAGATTGCGTTTCCTGCGCCGAGCGTCGTCGCACCGGCGTTCTCGAATGCGGTCATCTGCACAACATCTGCGGAGTTCAGGTTGATCACACGCGACCCCGACAGCCATGCGGCATCGTTTGCGTTATAGAGCGCCGATACGACCTCGTTGTTTCCACCGGAGTTGATAGTGAAACCAATGCGCCATCGGGACGAACCGCCGCCCCACACCGTGTTGATCATCTGCGCGACGAACAGATACGTACCTGTGCGCGGGACGGCGACCCCCTGTCCGGAGGCGGTCATGCCGTTGTAGAGGATTGGGCTTCCGTTGGAATTGACCGTCGTCCATGTGTTTGAGGCCAAGGATGTGCTTGCCGCCGAAAACACGCATGACGGCAGGTACACGTTGTTTCCGACTACGAGCGTCTTGTCGATGATGTTTCCAGATGCCACGGTCGTTGTCGTGGACGACACGTAGATCTCTGCGAGGATCACATTCGACGCGGGAATCGCAGGCTTTACGGGAGGCAGCCCGGATGACGAGCGCGTCCACCCTGCGGTTCCGCAGGGGGTTCCTGCGGTGACGGTGATCGTCCCGGACGAGTTGATCGAGATGATGTCCCTGCGGTCGGTCGCGGATGCGGCGCCGACCGTTGTCGTGCCACCTGCGTAGGTGTATTGCCCTCCGGCGATCGAGAATGTCCCTGCGGCGATTGCGACTGTCATGCCCGATGACGGTGTGACGCCCATGCCGGAGACGACATACGTTCCGTTCTCGGCAAGCGTGACCGCACTCCAGTCGGTTGCATCCGGGACTGACTGACCGTCGAACGTCGGGCTCGACTCGATATTCGGAATCGTGAATGTCACCGTCTATCTCCGTCGCTTCGGGATTCTGCGCATCGGTACTTGCGTTCCTGTGTGCACCATAAACGATTCGTCCCACGCGGTCATGGGATTTTCGGGGAATGTACGTACGCTCGCAAGCGCCGCGACACCGACTGTCGCCGCGCCCGCCGTTGCCGTGACGGTCCCTCCTGACTCTGTGGCGGTGACTGCATACGCTGATGCAAAGACAACTGCAGACCCTGGAGTTGCCGTTGTCGATCCCGATGCGCTTGTGCCGGACGCTGCGACTCCGACAGATGCGGCGCCCGAGGTCGCGGTGACGGTGACGGAGGGGCTCCGCGCCGAGACCGACGCACTTGCCGATCCGGAGAACCCCGTTCCGGTATCAGACTGGTTCTGCGCAGTGACAGATACGCTGGCGAGTCCCGCCGTAGCGGTGGTTATTGATGACCCGGAAGTGGTCGCGTTGTATCCAGCGACCGATACCGCTGCAGACCCGTCCGTCGCGGTGACCGTCGTCGTCGCGCCGTTCGCGGTTGACGTGACAGATGCGCCCGCTGCGGTCGCCGTCGTCGACCCGGATGCTGACGGGTTCGACGCAGCCGCTCCGACAGCAGCGGCTCCCGCCGTCGCGGTGATCGCCTCGGATGTGTTCGCCGCCGTTGCGGTGACCGTCGCAGATCCGGCGGTCGCCGTCGTCGACCCGGATGCTGACGGGTTCGACGCAGCCGCTCCGACAGCAGCGGCTCCCGCCGTCGCGGTGATGGTGACGGACTGGTTCTGTGCCGATGAAGATACTGACGCGGTTCCCGAGGCAGGGTTGACCGTAACCGGGGGAGCGTTCGCCGCGATGCTAAGACTTGCAAGGTTCGCCGTGGCGTTGGAGGTCTGCGACGTGGTAGGCGCGGTTGCCGTGATGGAGACCGCCGCTCCCGATGGCGTCGCGGTCGCCGTCGGCGTCGGGGCAGATGCGACGACGCCGACCCTCGCCGCGCCCGCCGTGGCCGTCGTGCTGGCGGAAACCGATGCGCCTCTTCCCGCGACGCCGACAGATGCGGCGCCCGCGGTCGCCGATACTGAAGAGGATGCCAGCTTGAATACTGCGCCGCCGATTGCCCAGCTATGCGACACGCTCATCGTGTATGTCGCGGCCTGGCTCGCCGAGACCGTGCCGTCCTCGCAGTAGATCGTCGTCGCGTCGTCGTAGTTGAACGTCGTGAGGTTCGTACCCGGCGTCCAGGTCATGCCCGGGTTCTGATATGTGGCGCCGAATGCCACCATCAGCGAGCCCGACGACGAGACCGTCAGCGACCCGGTCGAGAGCACGGTCCCCGAAGACGTCGATGCCGCAAGCGCCCCCGAGACGAGCGGGGCGGACGTGTCGAGTCCGGAGTATTCGACCAGGGCGACGTTGGCCGCGTTATACGATCCGAGCGAACCTCCCGAGAAGGTGATCGTGACCGTATTGGCCGTGCCGCCAATACAGTTCTTTGCATAGAACATCGCCACGTATGAAGCGGATGTGTTCGACGCGACCGTCCCGATCTGCGTCCAGGTGTTCCGGCCGCCGTCCGAGCAGGTGGCGCCGGTCCACGCGGTGCCACCTGTCTGATCGAGCAACGCGAAGGCGATGAGCAGGTTGCCCGTGGTCGGACCAGACGTCCACGTCGCTTTAGGCGCGGCCGTGGACGTCTGATTCGCTTTGCCGAGCGCCGACTGTACGCGCGACCATGCCACCGGGGTTCCTTCTGCTAGCTAAGGCTGAGTGTGACGGCACCTGATGCGAACGACACAGTCGCCCCTTCCGGGACAGACGAGACGCCCGACACCGATCCGCCACCGATGTACGTGCCCGACGATCATCGGTTTTGATGTCACCGAACGTTCCTCGGAGTACGTCTCATTAGCAGGTGTAGGTCACAAATCCATTGGCGTTGATCGTCACCGCGAAGGTACCCGCCGTCACGAGCTGCTGTCCACCGAAGTAGTGGTAGCTGATGATGTACGACACTCCGGATCCCGGAACCGTTGTATCTGCGACGACCATGCCGTAGAGCCCGGATGCGAGCGAGGTGAACGACGTTGCCGAGGTGATCGACGTCGCGGTAAACGAGACGGTGTTGTTTCCCTGGGAATTGTAGTTCTGCGTGATGGCGGGGGTGTTGATCGCCATGCCGGTGCCCTGCGTGTACGTCCCGGAGGTCGTCTGCTCGTTGGCAGTCTGGAATGCGGAACCCGAGCCGTTGACCTCCGACGTCGCGGCGGTCGTCGCCGTGTTGACCGGAGTGACCGAGTTGTTGTAGTAGAGCGCCTTGAACGTGTCACCGGACAGGTTGATCAGCTTTTGCAAGGTCTGTGTCAGCGAATACGGCATCGCGGCCGACGTCGACCATGCCATCTGAGGACCCTCATGCGCGCGCAGGTCGTGATAGACGGTCGGCAGGTAGACCAGCACGTCGTTCGATCCGTCGCCGTGGTCGGTGCGGACGCTCATGTAGCGGTCCGCTCCGTACCATCCGCCGATGAAGTCCTCGCGCTCACAAAGCACATGGCGGGCATCTGGAGTATCGCCGAGACGCTTGACCTGGACGAGCAGGGCCTTACGACCGTCGAGTCCTGCGCAGACATGCTGCGGGGCGTCATCGGTCGTGCGCATCTGCACCCGGCATGACGGGCACGCCCACGAGCGGACGGGTGCTTCAAGGGTTGCCGGGGTCATGTCGGTACTCTCCTAGTAGACGCTGTAGATGATGTGCCCGTAGAGGGCGATGGACGAAGCTTGCGTTGCCACGAGCGCATTGCCGGAGGATGTCGCGAACCAGTAGTACGGCTCCGGACCGATGTCCTCCGGGGCGGGAGCGACGATCGGGGCAGAGGTACCCGCAGCGCCGAAACTCAGCGCCGCAAGCTCGCGGTTCCCCGCCGATGCCCCATCCCAGAGGGTCAGCTTCCCGCCGCCGCCGGGCGAGCACAGCACATATGAGTGGACGAGGATCTGACGACCGGTCTGCGCCGCGATGACCGTGGTGTCGGTCGTAAACGCCGCGAGGTCGATCGCCGCTCTGAGTAGTCCGGGGTTTGCCGCCACGTCGCTCTCCTATGCCGTTTGCTGTCCGTCGCCGCGTGCACCGACAGCGGCCATGAGTGCCTGCAGGTCCTCCGGGCTCAGTTGCGGGGTTCCTTGATCCGGCTGACCCGTCTGCATCATAGGTGCCTGTTCGGGCGGCGCACCGCCTGCCCCTTGCGATGCGGCCATGATCTGCTGCAGTTGCTCCTGGGTAAGCTGCGTTCCCGGAGCAAGTCCCGGTGGTGCGGGTCCGACCGGCTCTCCGATCGGGGGTCCCTGCTGCGGGGGTGTGCCACCGGGGGATGGTCCAGGAGCGGGAGAACCTCCCCCCGGTGGCGCCGGCATTCCGGGGACCTGCGGGGGACCGCCAGCCCCGGGTCCACCCGGCTGCCCTTGCGGCGCCTGCTGATCGCCGGGCTGGGATTGCTGCGCCTGCTGATCGCCGGGCTGGGATTGCGGCGCCTGTGGTGAGAGGATGCGGTCGGGCTCGAACCCGGCGGCGTCCACGAGCATCGTCGCAAGCTCCTGCGTGTTGACCAGCTGCGCGAGGTTGAGCGACGGGTCCATGAGGGTATGGGCGAGCATGAGTGCCTTTTGCGCCTGCTCACCGCCCATCGGCGCCGACAGGCTGCCCGCATCGACGGTCACGTCGTACTCGTGCTTGTGGGAGTTCATCGACCCTGAGACGACCGCAACGCCCGCGTCGGGGTGCGGCCTGACACCCTTCTGGCCGGTCTTTGGCGCATAGCCGCGCTTGACCGGGACGACCATCTGCGATGACTTGTTGAATTGACGGTCGAGCCAGTCCAGACGGCATCCGATATCACGGACCGCGCGCGAGATGAGAAACAGTTTGAAGTCAACCCTGCGGTTGCCTTCCTGATTCCTGATCCACGCTCCCGTCGCGGTTTCCATCTGCGACGGATTGGGACTCGGCGGCGGTGTGTTGTCGGCGTCCGAGACTCCCGCGGTCATGGCGACCATCTGCTGGATGCGCTGCAGCGCGGAGTCGTAGTCGCGGGTCAGCTCGACCGGAGGGAGTTCCTGCAGCGCCGTCTGGAGACTCCCCCCCTTGATCGCCGCCTTGCCTCCCGGCGTCCCGAGCAGGGCGTCGATCTGGCTGGCGGAGATGCGCGTCGGGTCGTATAGCACGCCCCGGTTGATGTTGCGCGTGGACTGGTCGATGGCCTGATTGGTGATCAGGCTCGCCTCACGCTGCATGTCCTCGATCATCTCGACGTCGCCGATGGCGTACGGAGACCCTGGATCGGGGGTGTTGGAGAACGAGACGAACGGACGGATCGGGTTGCCGCGATTGTCCTCGTACGGTGCGGGCTGCGAGCGGATGACGACGTTATATCCCGCGCCGCCGACCGTGATGACCGATCCGTCGCGGTACCAGCACTCGACGATCGGGACTTGCGTCATCTCTAGGCGTGTATTGGCCGGGTTCCCCGCTCCCGCGTACAGGCGCTCTTGTGTCCACCATGCGTCCGACGCCGTGCGGTCCTGGGACTGATCGCGCAGCATGTCGATGTTGCGGTAGAGCGGGCGCCCGTTAGATCCCTTGCGCTTGGCGAGTTCGGTCAGGCTCTCGCGCGTATGCCAGGTTGTATGAAACAGGCACTCGGCGTCATGCATCGTGCCCGCCTCGGTCGAGAACATGAAATCGAGCCAGCGGATATGTGTCACGCACGGGCGCTGTGTCTCGGGGTCCCAGTAGACCTTGGCGAATCCGTCGCCCATGATGAGCATGTCCTTGACGGCCGAGAGGACGATCGCGTCCCATCCCACGTCGTTGAGCATCTGATTGATGCGCAACTGCTTGGCCTCGGCATACGGCACCGCTTCGACAGAGCGCGGGACAATGGTCACCGTGGGCGTGTCGGTCGACAGGCGCGAGAGCATCGTCTCCACGACGTAGTACGCGAACGGTATCGTCAGACGTGACCAGTTGAACGGCCCGATCGCATTCTTGTCCGAGCGTCCCGCGTTGGCATCCGAGGTGTCGGAGCGGTACGCCCGGTACAGGGCGTAGTGGTCCATCTTGCGGATGACGACATCCTCGCGCGTCGACCATGCGGCCTGATAGTCCTGCTGGACCGCCTGGCCGAGTTCGGTGTCGGACAGCTTGAGGTCAGGCAACGGGTCTCGTCGCCTTGCAGTTGGTGCACCGTGCCATGTACTCGCGGTTGGCGACCCCGCAATCCGGGCATTGCCATGCCTTCGGAGGGAGTCCGAAGCCGCGTCGCTGGTTCTTCGGCGCGAGGTTGCTCTTGAAAGTCACTCTTGGTCTCCCGACACGTAGCGTTCGTACCACTCGACCGATGCGTTATATGCCGCATCTCGCGCCTTGCGCATTGCGCGCAGCTCGCGCGCCTTGATGGCACGATACATCAGTGACGTGATGCGCCGCATCCAGGGCAGCGCCTCCAGTGCCTGGCGTTCTCGGACCCGCAGAAAGAGCACTCCCATTCGGACAGCGGGTCCATCGAGAGCATCCCGAACTTGCGCGGTGTGAGTCCCCTGCGCGCCGACCCGTCTGGGGCATTGATGACCTCTTGGATCGTTCGCTCTGGGCGCGACTTGCCGCCGGAGGTCCGGTCGACCCCCATGACGTCCACCAGGTCGCGTGGCGGACGGCGGCGCGGACTCACGGGCGGATGCCCTCCCCGAGGGCGATCGCGCAGGCGCAGAAGAGGCCGATGACGATGGCGATGACCCATCCGAACAGGATGCTCATGACAAACGTCGGGAGCGACATGATCGCGCACGCGATGAGCATTGCCTTTGTGTTGCGTTCCATCACCCACCAGCCTTCCGCTTTTCCCCAAACTCGCGCTGCCAGACCAGATTCGCGGTCTTCGGGTTGCTCGTCAGCACGCTCCATGCGTGTGCCCACAGATACGGGGCGTAGTGTTGTTTGATGCCGCGCCTCGGATTGCCGCGCACCCAGTCGAGCAAGTCGCGCCATTCACCAGGGGTCAGCGTCGTGCCGGGGGTGTGCGGGCGCATGTACTGCCCGTAGTCGGATGTCATCGCATCGCACAGGTCAACCGAACCGCCGGCGAGGGT